ATATGTAACTTGCATGGTATTACTCCTTTTGTGGTTTACTGCAATAGGTTTGACAGAAAACAGAACCGCCTTGCGACCTCGCCCGCTTGGCTTGTCCTGTAATTTCTGTCAAATGTGTTGGAGAGAATTCTCTCCCGATTACTTCTTGTAGGTAACACGAGTGCGGAACTTATTTTGTTGAGCCTTGGTCATTGACTCGACCAAAGCAAGTGCCGTCTCAACAATGTCTTGCTGAGAACTAACTGCTGTGCCACTCGTTGCAGAGTCTTTCTTTTTCTTAGGGCGAATGATGTGATACCTGAAGTCCGAGTAAGCCTTTGAGTAAGCCTTGTTGGTATCATCACTTCGTTTAGTGCGTGGCGTGGAGAGAATTCTCTCCGCAACCTTTTGTGTAACATCTAAGCCACCCATTAAGTGTTGCACAAGCCATTCCTGCAAACGAGCCTTGCGTGTTGCACTATCGGCTTCCACATACTCCAAATGCCATACAAGGGTTGACTCACTCAGCATACGACCTTGCTTACCTAAGCCAAAAGCAAACTGAGAAAACGATACAACGATTTGATTTGATTTCATTTTGATTCTCCAATAAAAAACCGAGCAATCGGCTCGGCACGAATCGGCGGGTTATCCCACCAACAACTTCAGTATAAACTTAGGGGTATTTTGCAACGGCTTGTGGAGAAGTTTGACCCCACCCGATACCCACCAAGCCGTTTGCGGTCGGCAATGCTGGTTACGTACGTACACTGTTCGTTAGCCGCAAAATAAAAAACTGTCAAATTTTGTAAAAAAATAGGGGGGTTATGTCAAATCTTAGACATTGGGTAGGTGGGGGCAGTGACACTAAGTATGTGAAGCTAAAACGCCACCACCCCCTGCTCACGTGAAGAGCAAAGTCAGTATACAGAAAAAAGCCCCCGGCAAGGAGTCCGGGGGCGCAAGGTGAGTGTGAACCCACGAAAGGAACCGCAGCCCAAACGAAGGAAAAGACTGCGGCAAGAACAGTATACCTAAAAAACTTTACACACTAAATAAAAACCGGTTACACTCCGTGTAACCGTGTCAGCAGTACCCCGTGTTTTCCCACGCAACCAAAGGAGATTAGACACACGATGTTTTTGGAGCACCTGGTAACAGCAAAGGCAGCAGACTTCATCCCCGACATTTTGTCAGGCGACTCCGACTTTGCCCCTTTAGACGAAGCAACTCCAGCGCAGACCCTCTCCGCACAGCACAAAACCAGCCAGTGGCTAAAGAGTCTTACCGAAGAAGACGACGAGATACTGACTGAAGCCCAAGAAGAAAAAACCACAGACGCATTTAACGCCCTAGTCACCGCCGACCCCAAGGCAAAACAAAAACTATTAACCCTCGATCTACCAGAAGAGATAAAGTCAGCCGTTGGGATGGTGACAGCCTACCAGTGGAAGTTTATCGAGCAGGCAGAAGAGCTACGCAGTATGAGTGTGGCAAAAATAGTAAAAGAAACCGACCACCCCGACGCCAAGGTACGCTTAAAAGCACTAGAGTTGCTGGGCAAGGTCACGGAAGTGGCGTTGTTTACAGACAGAGTTACTATTAAAAACGAAGAAATATCAGACGAAGAGCTAGATGCTCGCATCAAAGAGAAACTGGGGCGCTATATGGGCGTCGTTGACATCGTCGATGTCGAGGAAAAAGAATGAACTACGAGTTCATGACCCCAGAAGAGGCGCTTGCAGCGCAAAAAGCGCTCAAGCACATGAACAAATACGAGAAACTTGTCTTTTTAGACGAGTTAACGCAAAAAGAACACAGGCATCGGCTCAAAATGGCAAAAAAGAGCCCGATAGCGTTTGCAAAACGTGTATATCCGGGGTTCAAAGTGGGACCCCATCACAAAAAACTAGCCAAAATATTCCAAGACGTCGTAGACGGTAAAAAGAAACGGGTGATTATTAATATTGCCCCCCGTATGGGTAAGTCGGAGTTCTCCAGCTACCTGTTCCCAGCGTACTTTTTGGGTAACTACCCAGAAAAGAAAATCATCATGGGTACCCATACCGCGTCTCTCTCGGAAGACTTTGGTCGACGAGTAAGGAACTTAATTGAATCCGAAGAATATCAAGAAGTCTTCCCAAACACCGTGGTGGCAGACGACCAGAAAGCGGCGGGGAAATGGTCTACTGGTGCTGGCGGTCAGTATTACGCTGCTGGTGTCGGCGGCGCTTTGGCAGGTCGCGGTGCTGACCTATTTGTTATTGACGACCCACATTCTGAACAAGATATGAAGGCAAACAGCCGCTTAGCCTTTGACAATGCGTGGTCTTGGTTTCAAACCGGACCGCTACAGCGTCTCATGCCAGGTGGTGCCATTATCGTAATCATGACTCGGTGGTCGTTGTTGGATCTGACAGGGCGTTTAATTGACTATCAGATTAAAAATCCAGAAACCATACCTTGGGAAATCGTACAGTTGCCAGCCATCATGGATGAAGGCACGGAAAAAGAGAAATCGCTTTGGCCTGCACAGTGGAACCTAGAGGCGTTAAAAAATACTAAGGCGTCGATTGACCCACGGTTTTGGAATGCGCAGTACATGCAAAACCCCACTAGTGACATGAGTGCACTAGTAAGCCGAAAAGACTGGCGGATCTGGGAAGCAGAAGACCCACCCACATGTGATTACGTGATTCAGTCTTGGGATACAGCACACGAGGTAAAGACATCTAGCGACTACAGCGCTTGTACTACTTGGGGCGTTTGGTATAACAACGAGGACAAGAACAGCCCAAACCTGATACTCCTCGATGCGTTTAAAGAGCGTATGACCTTCCCGGAATTAAAAGCGACGGCACTCAAGCACTACAAAGAGTGGAACCCAGATGCGTTTATTGTGGAAAAAAAAGCAGCGGGTAGCCCGTTAATTCAAGAACTACGTCGCATCGGCATACCAGTACAAGAGTTCAGCCCATCACGGGGTAACGATAAAATGGTGCGTTTGAATGCAGTTGCTGATTTGTTTACAAGTGGCAAAGTGTGGGCGCCAGATACACGCTGGGCACGTGAAGTAATCGAAGAAGTTGCATCGTTTCCAGTTGGCGAACATGACGATTACGTGGATACTACAACCCAGGCGCTTTTGCGTTATCGGCAAGGTGGGTTTATTAGCCTTGAGACAGACGAGAGAGACGACGATCTTTTATATAAATACCGCAGAAAAGCGGCGTACTACTAGGGAAACTAATGGCAACGCAAAAGTTTATGGGCAAAGGCGTTTTGTTAGAACGGTTAACAGAGCAGATGCGTACGCAAAAAAGCCCACCTAAAGATCCAGAAGCTACCGCACGTGCTGTATTGATGGGGCGCGGTATGATAGATGACAAAGGCAATTACACCAAAAAAGGTGAAGAAAGAAACAGCATGACGGCAGAAGAGCGGGCTAAAGACCGAGCTTCAAAACGTACTGGCAAGCCAGTAAGCGCTTTCGGCTACAACCCAAAAACAAACATGGCTTTAAGGAAAAAATCATGAGCATTGAAAAAAGTTTATACGCAGCCCCAGAGGGACTTGCCGGATTAGATCAAGAACCCGATATTGAGATTGAGATCGAGGACCCAGAATCAGTAAAGTTAAGCATTGAAGGACAAGAAATCCTTGAGATGCGCCAAGGTGATGGCGAGGGTGACTTTAATGAAAACTTAGCGGATGTGTTAGATGAGGGAACTATTCAGTCTTTAGCAGGCGATTTAGCTGAGGATATTAGTAACGACCTAGCTTCTCGCAAAGACTGGGAGCAGATGTATAAGGACGGTATTACGCTACTGGGCTTAAAGTTTGAGGAGCGGACAGAACCATGGGACGGCGCATGTGGTGTGTTCCATCCAATGATTACAGAAGCGGTGGTGCGGTTTCAGTCAGACACCATCATGGAGACTTTTCCGGCAAGGGGCCCCGTACGTACACAGATAGTTGGTAAAGAAACGCCAGAGAAGAAAGAAGCGGCGACTCGTGTTGAAGAGGACATGAACTACCAGCTTACGGAGAAAATGCCGGAGTACCGCCCTGAGCACGAGAAGATGTTGTGGAACCTACCGTCAGCCGGATCCGCCTTCAAAAAAGTTTATTACGACCCAAGCCTAGAGCGCCAAGTATCCATATTTATCCCAGCAGAAGATGTGATCCTGCCATACGGCGTCTCCGAAATTAACACCTGCCACCGCATTACTCACGTAATGCGTAA